CCATCTGCTGCTGAAAATCCGCATAGATTTTCAGGCCAGAGAGCAGAGGCACCGCCGCCACGGCCGACACAGCGGTGAGTCGCTTGCCGATCTCGCCCACAGACTTGCCGAAGGCTTTGACACGCTTCTGTGCTTGATCGAGGCCACGCACGAGTTTGCTGTCCTGCGTGGTCAGTTCAATGTACGCAGCCCCAGCACGAATGTTCCGACTGTTGGCAATACCTGGCGACATGCTAAACCTTTTTTATTCACCGCCAAGACGCCAAGGACGCCAAGATCGGATGAGATGAAACATGATTAAAAAAACTGATTAGAAAACTTGCCTGGACTTGACGCCCCCGGGGGCTTGGCGTCTTGGCGGTTCAAACAATTAGGTAAGTGCAGGCGTGGCAGTTGTAGTCTTTCTGCCTTCGTCCAGGCCCTTGTTGAAGGAGTCTTCCTTTTCCTTGCGGAGTTTGGTGGAGCCAAGGAACAGGCCGAGTAAACCGGATGCAGCAGGCAAGAGCGGACCGAGCATGGGGACACCGGCAACCGTCGGGCCCACCTGATCCAGCGCGGACAGCGATAACTGGTTCACCATGTTGCGGATTTCGTTGGCATGTTCGATGTTGGACTTCCACTGGCTACCCGCGGTTTGCATGTGTTGATACCAGAGTTGGTATTCACTCTCTGCTTCGTTGAGGGAGATGTTGCTGGCAAGCCCCGTTTGCTGCTGGATGGTGTTGGGCGTCTTGACATGAATCATGTCGCCCATGTCACAGCCTGCAAAACTCAGCAGGCCAAGGACGACGAACGTAAGGATGAACAGGAAGATCATGTGATTGGTTTTCATAATGATGGTTTCCTTGAGGGAACAAATGTTTTCTTGAGCAAGGCCATGGCATCGTCGGTGTTCAACGGGATCACGGACGATGTTTGGCTTTGGGCAAACGGATCAAAGTCCGCTGCTATGAACGTGTGGGAACGATTGAACGTGAGTAAGTTGGCAAGTAAGGCCATCAGGTTGGAGGTGTGTTGCCAATCCTGTTTCTGGCGAGACTGGGCCATCTCGTACAACTCACGTAAGGTGAAACTTCCGGGGTGGACACCGAGAATGCCCGCTAATTGCCAGATCATGTCCTGGCAGGTTGCAGCAGGTGTTCGAGTTGCTGTTGGAGTTCCGGACTGTCCAGTTGCGCGCTGGCGATTTGAAGCGCCTTCTCTTCCACCTCGCGAAGCTTTGCCAGTGCCTTCTTGAGCACGGTGCGCTTCGCTGCGGGGAAAAAATCTGCAAGTTCCTGGAGCAATGCCGTGGTGGCATGGTCAATCACATCACCAGCCAGAGACTGGCCGAACTGTTCGTCGGTGATGTTGGCCGCTTGGGCTTGCTCCTGACAGATGGCGTACAACACATCACAAAGCAGGATCGGATCAGTGGAGAGTTTTTCCAGCAGATGGGATTTACTGTCCAGCACATCCAACAGGTTGACGCCTACAAGGGCTTGGACACGCTTGATGGTGGCGACGGTGATCTGCACGGTCCAGATGTTGTTGCCATTACTTCCGGGGCTGGGGCTTCCGGGGCCTGGACTTCCGGGGGCGGGGGTGGTGAAGGTATGCATTAGCTGCCACCTCCATCCACCCAGGTGGGCGCACGGGAAACATAGGTTGGCTTGACGGTCACGTTGACGGTGATGGCTTCTTCGAGCGGCTCGTTGCGCGTGAAGTTGGTCACCGAAAAGTCAGCGTCAAGGCCGCTGCCGCCTTCACCATCGAGCACGGCCAGTGCGATAGCCGTGTTGTTGAAGTAGGCATTCTTGATGGCCGTGAAGCCTGCGTCCTCGGTGTCCCAGATGAGCGTGAATTCAACGCTGCCATTCTTGAGCGTGGCGATGGTGGCACGCCAACCATTGCTAGCACGCGTCGTCACGTCCGACTCGCCGGTTTCCAGGTTGAGCGTAACGTCCTTGACGTTGGCCAGCTCGGTGGTTGCGGTTGCGCCTGCCGCGCCGTGGTATAGCTTGGCCTGCATCCCTAAACGGATGGACATGGTTTTCTCCTTGTTTTATGGGGTATTTGTGTGGTTTATCGAATCGAGCCTGCCCAGAACTGAGGCAGACGCGGTAGGTTTTTACTTAAGGCTGGCCCCATCACGGGGCGTTTTGGGTAACGATGTCCACGGAAGCGTCCCCCGAATTCGTGAGCCATCGCCGAGGGGCCAACGTGGGCGAACCCGGGGCCGATCAGCACACGGTCGTTACCTTCGCGGGCATAAACGATGGCACGCCGCAGTTGGCCGTGTCGCGTATGCGGTGGCGAACCGGGTGGTGCATACCGCTTGCTGACGCGAATGCTACGTCGTGCTGTCAACCGGATCGCCGCCCCGGCATGGCCCAGGCTTTCAAAACTCGCCTGGGCCATTTTCTGCCGGAGCAACTTCCGATTCAGACCATCGTTTGGTTTGAAACGAACACGCAGCATTTTGACCTCACTTGGTAATCCGGTACGTCAACGTCAGTACCGACGTGAACACCCGCTGTTGAGCCAGATGATCTGCGGCATACGTGGGTTCGTTTTCAATCTTGATCCACATCGCATACGGCATCTCGGTCAGTGGCTGGCGTTGCAGGTACTCCGCGATTTGCTGTACCAACTGACACAAGCCAGCGACAGCCGTGTCGATCTCATCCTGCGGAACGGTGAGTTTTTGCTGGATGCCGATGTCCACCTGACAGTCGTATTGACTGAGCTTGCGTGTGATGCTTTGAATCTGCACACCACGCGGGACAACACTGATGGTCAGTTCACGCAGTTGCGCCAGATCGTGGATCGGTAACACCATCCGCTTGGCATGGGTGACGATACCGGATTGGTTTACCTGACTGGTCACTGCATCAGCCAGATCAATGGTCATTTGCATGATTCCCCCTTTATTACCGAAGTAAACTGAAAAGTATATTCACCATGCTGGTCACACCGGCACCGGCGATGAGCCACATCCAACGGGCGTGACGCATCGCATTTTGTTCCAGGCGATCCAGGCGGATGTTGATGCCCGGTTCACCATTGCCACGGATGGCATGATCGAGCCGGTCGAGTTTGTTGTGTAGTTCATCGAACTGCGTGCAGTTGCCGATGTCCTGCGAATTACACTGATTCATACTTGGGGTTCTCCCAGTAAACGAGTGTGAATACGTAAGGTGGTGTGGTACGGATCGCAGTAGCGGTAACAGCCGTCGTCACCGAAGTTGGTGATCTCGTATTGCATGCTGTCCATCGTCAGGACGTCGCCGGGTGTGGGCTCAAACTCCGCCGGGAAGTCATCAGCATTGATCAAAAAATCCCACATGCTCGATTCGATGGTCACACCACCGACGGAGGATTTTTCATACCTGCTGATGCCAAGCGAGGCATGGACGATGTACGAGGATTCGCCTTGTTGGTAGGCCACCTCCTGCGTACACCATCCTGCCCTCACCCTGGCGAGCCACTGCATGCCTTCTTTCATGTAGTCTCTGGCCATGCTGTCTTTCTTTCCGGGGGCCGGAAGTTAAGCGGTCAATTTCACACGGACGTTGGCATCGTTGTCACCAGCATCTGCCACGGCCTTGCCCATGTACTTGCCTTCGATTTCGATGGTCGTTGCGTATTGGTTGGCCGAGTCCCAATAGAGCTTGGTGCCCGTAGTCATGGCCATGCCCGGGCCACCGATCTTGGGCACATCGAAAATGCCGGTCACCGACAGGCTGCCCAGCGTGTTGGCCGCGATGTCGAGTTTGGCAATGCCGACGAGATCACCCTGGACAACCACCGTGCCTGCGGTGATGTCGGCGGTTGGGGTGTGGTCGATACTGCCACCTTTGTGAACAAAAGTCGAAGTCATAAATGGATGCTCCTGTTGAAAAGAAAAAGTTCAAAAACAGCTTGTTTTCAAGTGAAAAACTACGGATACTTTGGGTGGAATTACGCCTCCCCCTTGAGTTTCACCGCACCGCGATGGTCCTGTTCACGAACCCCGAAGTCGATATACCCCCTAAACTGCACCCCGAGCGTCGAAAAATCTGCGTCGGTTTTTTCGACGGTGGGACGGTCCACACCATTGAGGAATGCCACCTCAATAGCAGACAAACGATTCGGATCAGCCAGCAGGTACCATGCCTTGTTGGAGGCATTGGCAAAACTGGTGTTGGAGAGGTAGACGCTGGACACGACGTCGAACTTGCCCGCATGCGGATTCGTCGATGGCTTGGGCTTGTTGGTCGTGGTGGTCTCATTGAGCAGTAAACTCTTCATGAGCATTTCGGCGGCCACCTTGAGGCCCGGCGGCACCAGCAGCAGCGACGGCATGATGCCAAGGGGTTTGCCGTTGGGCTTGACCTGCTGGGCAAAGAGGATTTCCGCAGCGGTGAGGCCATCGATGGACAGCGCGGTATCAGCCCCCTCGCTGTAGTTGTTGTGATCCGCATGGAAAAACGCCTTGCCGTCGGACTGATTGGGGTTACTTAACCACAAGGCCCACACGGCTTCAGCAATCGCTTCAGCAGCGCCCATGCCGATCTGGCGTGGGATGTCAGTGAACGCACCGAGGTCATCGTTGATGATCATCTGCCGGGTGAGTGCGAACATGATGCCATGCGTGTCAGCCTTCTGCCCGAACTGTTGTTCATCAAGTTGGCCATGCTTGATTTCGCCATCGGGACCCACCTGCTGGAACTTGAAGGAACCGGTCATCCGGTAGCGCGTGTGTTCCTTGAAGTCATTGACGCTGGCAATCTTGGCAATGCGACGCCAGGCATCTTCGACGTAGTTGTAGCCCTCGAGCAGCATCTTGTTGGCGATGTTGCTCAGCACGCCAGGAAGACTGGCAGTACTGAAGGCAGCCTGCAACCAACCGGTGGCATCCCTGCGGAAGCGAGGCAGTTGCTGGCCGGACGCCATCTCGCAGAACTCCTGCACGCCGATGCCCCGGAGTTTATCCGCAGCTTCAAGCACCGGTTCGGCATAGAGTGCCTGAACGCGGCTACCGGGCAAACCACTGGCCATCAGCGCGACGGCCTCGAACACTTGCGGATTGTTGGGACGTTGGGCCCCTGAACTTTGCATCGCCATCGGCACCTGCGGGCGCGATGCGCGCAGGACGTGCAGTTCGGTCTTGGTCACGTCCCAACCTTCTTCGATGGCCTGAGCCTCCAGGTCGGGGTGCTTGTTGTCACACACGCTGCGGATGGCCTGGATGCGCCGGGTTTCCACAGCGATCTGATGACGCATCTGCATCATCGGGTTCTGATCATCATGGCGCGGGGCATCCGAGACATCCACCGTTGCACGTGCGGCGAGGGTGGCAGGACGTGCGGGTGGCGTCGGCGGCGCTTCGTGCTTCGGGGTTTCGATAGTCGGAGGTGTGGCCGGCGCGGGATCGGCGACGGTGGTGGCGGTGGGCTGCTCATGGGTGGTGGTTGGGGTGTCTTGGCTTCCGGGGGTCATGTGCGATTGCTCCTTGCTGTTGGCTGCGATGCGGGCAGACGTAGACGAGTCTGCCCCGTTATCAACGAATGAGATTTCTTTGAGGGTTGCTTTACGAACGATGTGGATCGGGCCGTCGAAGGTGCGGCCATTGACGGTGACGTTCTGGCCATTGGGGATGAACTGAGCATCGATGACGGCAGCGCCGATGCTCGCCTGCCAGGGGAATCCGTTCTGGCCGCTACGGATCACATCCCGCGCCCAACTGGTGTCGCGACTGACCAAGCCCTCGGCGATAAGGCTGCCATTCTCAACGGCGACGCGCTGCGTGTGTCCCACGCCCTGACGCGAATTGTGATCGAGGCGAACCGGGATGTCCTGGCGGTCAATGCCCAGACCTTCGAGGTCCACCACGACGGGGTGCGGGAATCCTTCGATCCGCATCAAGCCGCCGGTATAAGCGACCATCTTGAACTGCGGCACCCCGCCCCCGGAAGTTCCCCCGGAAGATTTCTCGCCCGCCGCCTCGATGGTCAGCGGGCAAATGAACGATAGTTGGTCAGGCAGTTGTTGGGTTGGCAACAGTGTCATCGTCATGTACGTTGGTCTCCTGAGAATTTGAAGATGATGAAGAAGAAGATTGATTGGGCTGACTCTCTGAAACGGTCAGCCCCAGTGTTTGCATGAGTCGGGTTTCCTTGGCACGTTGGCGAAGCTCGGTTTCCCAGTCCTTGCCCTGACGTGCGTATTCAGCGGCCAGTGTGGTGGTGTGACTACCTAAACGTTTGGCTTGTGCGTTGGCTTCCTTGGCTGGATCGACATGCTCGGTTCCGTCGAAAAACCACCCCCGCCCCCGGAAAATTGGCAACGGGCGTCCCGATAGTGTGGGCATACTGCGCACAGTGCGCAGTATGGAAAGCTCCGGCGTGAGCATGGCCTCACGTATCCACGCACTGAAAATCTGATCCAACACGATTTCCGCAAGATGCATCTGCTCCACGCGGATGGATTTGTAATAGGTCTGATGGTCCAACCGTCCTGAGGCGTAGTTGTAGCCCGACGAGTTACAAGCGGCGATGTTGTAGGGCAGGTTCAAACAGCGTGCGATCTCGTTGAGAATCTCGCGTTTGAATTCTGCATACGTGGTGGCCGGTTGCTGCGAATCGATCTGCCCCAAGCGCCAACCATCAGGTAAAACCGTAGCCATGCGTTTTTCCAAGGACACGATGTCCATGGGATCAAGTGCCTGGGCTTCACCGTTGGCGGGTGAATCGGTGTACAGAACGGCGGCAAAATCAGCAGCGGTTTCCGCTGCAGCGATCACGGCCAGCGTGTACCGACGCAGTTGGGCAAACAATGGCAGCGCCGGTGTGATCTCGGGAATGCCGCGATGCTGCTCGGGCCGATCTGCCCGAAACCAGTGAATCACAGAGCTTGCTGGCACCTCGTCATATTGCGACATCCACGTGGAGTAGTTACCCAGGCCACCGGGATGCTGACGGAGGATCGAATAGAACTGCGGGTTGCCGAAGCTGTCGAGGATCACACCATCGACATCATTGCGTGTGGGCAACATCACCGACGATGGCGACGTGATGCGATCAGCCTCAATCAGTTGCAGGTCCATCGCCACCGGTGAATCAATGCTGGGGTTGAAGCTGAGCACGCCGAATGCTTCACCATCCGTACTCTTGGCCATGCGCATCGTACGGAGCTTGGATGCCAGATTGACGGCCTTACTCCACTGGGCAAAGGCATCTTCGATCTGACGGTTAAGTGTGTCGTTGCTGGTAAGCAATTGCAGACGCGGGCCGGTGCCGATGCAGTCGTTGGCCATCGTTAACACAATGCCCTTGGCATAACTGTTGTTGGCCACTTCGTACCGGGCGCGCTCACGCAGCTTCTTGCGGATATCTGCCGATGCTGCACAGTCCGCCGACATCGCATCGGCCATGGCCCAGTGTCGAGCATTGTCCGCCGTGGTTTGCGCCGCGTCGTAACGCGCCCGTACCACGTTGGCCATTGGCAATTGACGCTGCACCTGCGGTTTGGATTTGTTGAACCAATTACGAATGCGCATTAAACCGTGCCTCCGGGATTGATCTTGAAAATCTTCACGCCTAAGCCTTTGGATTGAGCAGCTTTCTTCGATGCCAGGTAACGATCCACTGCAATCTGATCCTTAAGCGGATGCTGCTTGACGTGCTGGCCGTCGACTGACACCTCAGCTGGCGAGGCAGCGTTTTCTTCGATGTTGTTTTCAATGGAGTCGTCAGACATAGCAATTCCCCAAATCGACAAAAATGATTCCCGCCCACTTATTACATAACCGGCGCCGAGCAAAACTGTCAGCAATTTTGAAGGAAAATATGAAAATAGTTAAAAAAGCCCACGAACATAGACAGTTTCAAGTATCACCACTTACTATGTTGCAGATCGGATAGACGCATCGGCTTGCGATTCATACTGACTTTCATATCCGTACCCAGCAACACAGCGCCTTGCATAGACGCTCCCACCGCGCAACCCACCAAACAGTCCAGCCAATGGTTGTCGGGGCGCGTGGCACGGAGTTTCCATTCATCAACCGTGCGGCCCTGCGCCATGGACTTGACGCGGTATTCGGCGGTCAGGTGATCAGCCAACATACGATGGGCTTTGTCGTCACGTCCGTAGAGTGACAGACAAC